TAAGAGATCCAGAACATGCGACAGGGGTACAGGAAGGATGGCAGAACATAGACGGTATGATAATTGCGATTACGACGAAGCCTATTCTGTCAGCCTGGAAAAGGGACTGTTAAAGAATGGCCGGAAGAGGTCGGAAGAATACGGCGTTCAGGATCCAGACCCGGCAGCGGCGGATTATGAGGAACAATGCAGACAGCGTGACGAACAGATCCGGGAGTATGAACTGGAACGGCTGCTGAAAGACGGCAAGGTGAAATGTCTGTACAGGACTACCACGATAAAGACCCGGAACGAAAAGAGCGGACATGAGATGCTGGAATCGTTCGTCTATCCGTCCTACAGGTCAAGGCACGATCTGCCGCGGACTAAGAGGGGACGCGAAACGAAACCGTCACAGCGCAAGCTGAACGACAAGAACGCCCAAAGGTATCTGACAAGGCTGATCAATGCGAACTTCGACCAGGGCGATCTATTCGTCACGTTCACATGGGACGATGATAACATGCCGGCCGGGATGCAGGGCGCACAAAAGGAAGTCAGTAATTTCTTTAAGCGGGTAAATTACAGGCGAAAGAAACGCGGGTATGAGAACTGCAGATATGTCTATGTGCTAGCGATCGACGACTATACCCGGCCGCATGTGCATATCGTCATGAGCGGTGATTGCATGACACGCGATGAGATCGAAGATCTATGGCACAACTGCAAACGCAAGAACAGCCGACGTCTTGCGCCGGAAGACGGGACATGGTTATCAGGGCTAGCCTGCTATCTATGCCAGAATCCGCACAAGTCGAAGCGCTGGCAGTCGTCAAAGAATCTCATACGGCCGGGCAGGGGTACAAGATCTTACAGCAAGTTCACAAAGAAACGCGTCGACAGAATGGTGCGCGATTATGAGCGCGTCAGGGAAGAAATGCAGAAAGCATATCCGGGATATAAGTTTATCGACGCTGATATCCGCTATAACGGGATAACGGCAGCGTTTTATATTTACGCCAGAATGGCGCGTGATTAAGGAGGCTAATAAATGGCAGAACAGAAAAGGCACCATGTAAACCATGAACTGACAGAACAGATAAAGCTTTTCAACTGGGCGCGGTCAAATGCGGAATACATACCGGAACTGGCGCTGTTGTACCATGTACCGAACGAAGGTAAGAGGCACAACGGCGGACTGCTTGTGCGCGCCGGGTTAAAGAGCGGCGTACCTGATATTTGTCTGCCGGTAGCACGCCGCGGATTCAATGCGCTGTACATTGAAATGAAATGGGGATCTAACAAGGCGACGAAATCACAGCAGGCGTTCATTAGCGGGCTGGACCGTGAAGATAACAAGGTCGCTATCTGCTATTCGTTCGAAGAGGCGCGGGCGGAGATCCGGCACTATCTGGCGCGGGCGGATAACTTCGACCTGGTGAATTGCGAAGAGGCTCAGAAGTGGATGGGCAAATGCTGCGGGCATGATTACGAATGGGCACCGTGCAGGGATTGCGCGATTTATTGCGGGGATATAGACAGAGAATGATATACAAAGTACCAGTCACGACAAAGAAAATAGTGAGAGCCGCATTGCAGGATACGGCCGCGAGATCGAAACGGCGCGCAGCTGGAAAGCTGACAAAGTTCGACAAGATGATGGAATCAGCGACCAAAGCGGCACGCGGTGATATGATCATGCCGGGATTTGCACCTGAGATAAAGGTCATTGTAACGGACAAGATCATAGACAGCATTGCGAACAATGAGCCGTGGGAACGTATGGGAGACACATACTGCGGACGTGAAATGTTTTATAATCTGCGCTTGCAGTATATCTATCACGTAGCCGTGCGCATGGGGATAATATGCGACACACAGAGTACACGGAAACGCAGATAGCGACGGGCGCATGGGTCCGCGCACTGGCAGCGGGATCTCCGCGCGGATGGAATCAGTTCTATCATACCGGGCAGTGGCTTAGGAAAAGAGATTACATCTTGACGCGCGATCATAACCAGTGCCAGTGCTGCAGGGCACGCGGCAAGTATGCAAGGGCGGACACAGTGCACCACCTGAAACACCTGCGGCAGTATCCTGAGCTGGCACTGACAGACGATAACCTGATAAGTGTATGCGGATGGTGTCACGAAAATGTTTATCATCCTGAGAAACATAAAAAGAAAAACAAAGATGTAACGGTTGAACGCTGGTGAATCAAAAGACCCCCCGGTAAAAAATTTTAAAAAATTCTGGGAAATCTAAAGACCGGCGGCCAAACCTATGTAGCGAGAAAATGATTTTTCACACATATGTGCGTTCACGCGCATATATGTACGCGAGGTGTGTATGGCAAAAACTAAGACGCTGAACAAAAAGAAACTAACTACGGACACGGTGAAACGCCGTGTCAGAAAGTCGCTCGAAGAACAGCTGGCGGCCAAAGGCGCCGATGTAGATCTTTATCTCGATCAGATAAATGACTACATGGATTTATGGGCATTGAAAGAACGGCTGATCGCGGACATAGAAGAAAATGGACTGCGGATGATGTACGAGGGAACGACAGGCAAGGTCGAAAAAGATAACCCGTCCCCCCGTCAGCTCCCGATCGTGAACAGGCAGATGCTGGCCATACTCAAACAGCTGGATATCAGCACGGGCAACATTGTGAAGGACGGGACGGGCAGTGACGACTTATGATCCTAACATTGATGAATGGATTTATCTGATTAAGGGGAACCATATCCCCCACTGCCGGGAGCAGGAACTTGCCCTGGATAATAATATTATCCCGGTGCTGGAAAGAAAAGACGTCTATGTGGATTCGGACAGGATAAAAAAGGGGCTGACGCTGCAGAAGTATCTCCCCTTCGACCTGTTGTCGTGGGAGCGTTACCAGTTCGCGATCATAGCCGGGGTATTCCTGAGAATCCCCGGCGGTGAAGACGACATATATTTTCATGAGATCCGGGACATTATGGGACGCGGCAGCGGTAAGAATGGATTCATAGACTTTCTTGCTATGTATTTCATATCCCCCTTGCACGGGGTACGCGGGTATAATGTGGACCTTATCGCGAACGGTGAAGAACAGGCCGGGACGTCGATAAAAGACGTCGGGGAATTCATAAGCGAACCGGCAAACCCGGCACATGCGCGGGCGCTGGAATCGAATTTCAAGGTGTACGCTGAAAAGATCGTGGGGAAAAAGACCCGGTCAGAGTTCAGGCTGAACACGACCAGCACAAAGAACAAGGACAGCAAGCGGACAGGCGCGGTTATCTTCGACGAAAAGCACCAGTATGTCGATACCAGGAACATGAACACGCTAAAGTCCGGGTTAGGCAAGGTCAAGTGGGCGCGTGAGATCACGATCACGACCGACGGGCACGAACGCGGCGGCGTACTTGACCAGGAAAAGATGCAGAACGAGGTCATACTACACGAATATAACCCGCTGAACAGAAAGTTTATAAACTGGTTCAGGATAGAAGATCCTGAAAAATGGGACCAGATGGACGAGATCGTAAAGGCGAATCCGTCTATCTGGTATCCATCTTTTGCGACATTGAAGCTGGAGATCCAGAACGAGATAACAGACATGCCGTATAAGCCGGATTATTACCCGGAATTCATGGCAAAGCGGTGCAATTATCCGATATCGGACCCGGCAAAAGCCGTGGCAGACTGGAACGACATTGTAGCGGGCACACGTCCGCCGGATTTCGAACCGGAACCGGGCGAGATGTGCGTAGGCGGGCTGGATTACACGAAGACGAACGACTTCTGCGGCTGTATCCTGAATTTCAGGCGCGGCGACAAGATCGTGACGAAACACCACAGCTTTATCTGCCGAAAATCCGTAGATCTGCCGAATATCCACGCCCCTATAGACGAATGGGTGAAAGCCGGGTACTGCACTATCATTGACGACGTGGAGATATCGCCGTACGTCCCGGTGCAGTGGTTTTTCGAAATGTCGCTGAAGTACACAATAGTCATGATCGGCATTGACGGTTACAGATACAGCTGGCTTAACAGGGCTTTTAAGGAAATCGGCTACGACGCGTTCGACAAAGATAACAAGCGTATATACATTGTCAGACCTTCGGATATCGCCCAGGTAGCGCCAATGATAAATAGTGCATTTTTGCATAACAATTTATCGGGATGGGACCGTATGATGTGTTGGTATACAAATAATGCTGTCAAGATCCAGGACACGAAAGGGAACGTGTCATACGGCAAACAGGACCCGCACCTGCGAAAGACAGACGGGTTTATGGGATGGGTCCACGCTATGTGCGTTATGGACTATCTGCCGGATAACGCGGATATGCCGGATCTGGATTTGACAGTGCAGATTTACTGAGGTAGGCAATGGCGACATTTACAGATTTCTGGAAGTTCATACAGGGCAAGCTTATGGGCGGCAAAGAATACAGAGTCACGTCTGCCGATCTCGAAGAATACGTTGATAAGCAGAAATGGGACGAGCTGGCGCTGTATGAGTTCCATTTGAACGCAGGTATCAATATCATAGCTAATGCCCTGGCATGTTGCGAAACACGCACGTTTCGTCAGTTCGCGGAACACCGCGGCGATCAGTATTACCGCTGGAATTTCGAGCCGAACAAGAACCAGAACGCCGTGCAGTTCATGCACAAGCTGGTATGGACGCTGATTTACAAGAACGAATGTCTTGTAATACAGACGCGGACGGGCGAACTGCTGATAGCGGACAGTTTCACACATGAACAGTATGCATTGTACCCGGACGTCTTCACGAACGTGACAGTTTGCGAGGACGTCGCCGGGACGCCTAACCCCTATACATTCCCGCAGCGGTTCCATATGCAGGACGTCTTGTATTATCAGCTGTCGAACAGGAACATAACGGGACTTCTTAACAGCCTGGTACAGGAATACAATAACCTGCTTCAGTCGGCTATCACGAAGTTCTATAAGAGCGGCGGCGAACGTGGAATTCTGACGATCGACGCGAACGCGCCCAATATCTCTTACGGCAAAAAGGCAGACGGAACGCCGCGCACGTTCAATGACGTCTACGCGGAACTTATGCAGAAGCAGTTCGCAGAATATTTCAAGAACGCTAATGCTGTTCTGCCGCTGTTCAAGGGCATGAGCTACGAGACTAAAGGCACTGAGGCGTCGAAGAAATCAACGTCAGAGATTAAAGACGTGATAGACATTGACGACAGGATCGTTAAAAAGGTCGGCAATGCGCTGCAGATCCCGCCTCAGCTGCTTTTAGGCGACCTGGCGGACGTCGCGGGCGTGACAAAGAACGCGCTATCATTCGGCATAGATCCATTTGCAAAGCTGATCGAGACAGAGAACAACCGGAAGTTTTACGGAACGGCAGTCTTGAAAGGCGACTACCAGATGATCGACACAAGCAGGATCATACACATGTCAGCAAGCGAGATCGCGGCGGCCGGTGACAAGATGATCGGCAGCGGGGCATGGTGCATTGACGACGTAAGAAGGATGGCAGGCGACGCGCCGCTTAACACCGAAGAATCGAAGCGGCATTTTATCACTAAGAACTACGGCGCGATCGGAGAAGGAGGGACAGACAATGCCGGTTAAACATGTTACGAATTATCGTTTCGAACAGCGCGCAGACGGCAGAGGGCCGCACAGGCTGTACGTATACGACGAAGTGCGCAAAAGCGGGAAATTCAACTGGGAAGAATGGAAGTATGAAGAATCCGAAACATCGGCTAAGTATTTCCGCGACCGCCTGGACGAGATCCCGGACGGGGAAGAGATCGAACTGCACGTGAACAGCGCAGGCGGTGAAGTCGGGGAAGGTGTAGCGATTTACAACCTGCTTCGTCAGAAATCGCAGGCGGGCTGCCGTATCGTGGGATACGTAGACGGCATGGCCTACAGTGTCGCTATGGATATCATCATGGCGGCAGATGAAATTCACATGGGGCTTGGAACTTCGATGTTCTTACATAACCCGTGGGCGCTTGTTTCCGGCAACGCTAAAGAGCTGAGATCCCAGGCGGACCAGCTGGACGCACTCGCGGACGCGTCCCGGCAGCTGTACATGTCGAGGGCAAAGAACATTACAGACGATGAACTGGCCGACATGATGGACAAAGAGACAATGCTGACGCCGGATCAGTGCAAACAGTACGGATTCTGTGATTTTGTAGGTGAAGCGGTCCCGGATGATGAAGACGGGGAAGAAACAGAGATCGAAACGGAAGATCCGGACGATCAGGATGATTTGGTTAATCAGCTCAAAAATGAGCTTTTTAAACAGCAGCAGATAAACATGGCACTGCAGGGCATCCAGCAGCGCCGCAACACAATGTCAGAGACAATGGCAGCGGCATTGCAGCTGGCGGCCGAAAACAGAGCATGATCAGGAGGATAACACACATGCTGAACAAAGACCTTGTAAACGAAACAACCAATGAGTATTTCCAGGAACTTGCAAAGGCGCTGCAGTCGGGCGACTCCGAAGGTGCGGCAAAAGCTATGCAGTCTATGCAGACACAGATCTGCCAGATGATCGAAAAAGAATTCGAACAGTACGGCAATATCAGCGACATGGCAGTGCTGCAGTCTCGCGGCCTCCGCCCGCTCACGTCCGAAGAGAACGGCTGGTATCAGAAGTTCATCGGCGCGGTTAAGACCGGCGCAAAGCAGGATATCACGAACCTGACAACTGCAATGCCGGTAACGATCATCGACCGCGTCATTGATGATATGAAATCCGCTCACCCGCTGCTTAACGCTATCGCGATCCAGAACGCCGCAGGCGCTACAAAGCTGGTCATGAATGCTATCCAGATGGCATCTAAGCTTGGAACATGGGGAGCAGTCGGCAGCGCTATCGCTACCGAGATATCCGGCGAAATCAAGGTGGTCGATGTGACGACCGGAAAGTACACAGCGTACTTTATCGTCCCGAAAGACTTCGTCAAGTTCAATTTCACATTCGCCCCGATGTGGGTAGACCAGTATATCAGAATCGTACTGTCTGAATCCGTGGCGTTCGGCCTTGAAAATACGATCGTCAAAGGAAACGGCAAGAATCAGTTCATCGGAATGATCATGGATACCACTACATCTGTAGCCGGCGTATATTCTGCAAAGACAGCAGTTTCGCTGACAGATTTCGAAGAGGGTTACGCCAATGTGGTCGCAGGTCTTGCGGTTGACGCGAACGGCAATTACCGCGATATCCCGGAAGTTCTGCTGGTAGTAAACCCGATCGACTATATCAAGAAGATCCGCCGCGTGCAGCACACGATCGTGCCGGGTATCGGCGTCGTCGACATGATCAGCAACACATATCCTACAGTAGTAGTCACGTCGGCAGCTATGCCGCAGAACAAGGCCGCAGCAGGTATCGCTAAGAATTATTTCGCAGCGATCAACGGCGGCAAGTCCGGTATCATCGAATTCTCTGACGAGAATCAGTTTATCGAGGACAACCGCGTTTATACGACGCGCGTTTACGGACATGGCCAGCCGGTCGACAATACGTCGTTTACTTATCTCGATATCGAAAATGTCGAGGCCCCGGCACTCCCGGTCAAAGTTAAGGGCACTGTAAAGACCAAAGAGCAGGCATGATCTGGAGGGCATGACGCATGGCAGTGAAAGAAACCATATATGCTAATCTATTAGATTTCTTGCACGTCACGCAGACGCCCGACGATTCGACAGCGCGCCGGATACAGGACGAAGCGGCAGCGGGGTTGGAATATCTGAGAAGATATTTCGACCCTGACGCGACATACGAACCGGGCACAAGAGGATATACGCTTTTATGCGAATATGTTTTACGTGCAGAATCTGGCGCGGTGTCAACATTTGAAACAGACTTCAGTTCGGATCTGGTCGGCGGCCGCGTCGAGAACGATGTAAAGGCGTATGCGGAGGCTATGGGATATGCTGAAGATTAGAAAGCCGAACGCCATGCAGACTTACCCGGACGGCTGGGGCACGTCGTACAGCGTCGTAGACAGACGGATATCTGATATGCGGCAGCAGTATATTCATTTTGAGGAAACGACAGTAGGCGAACGCCGATACTGGGACGCGTATGTTGCAGGCGTCGAGATCGTTAAAACTGTCAAAGTCCCGATAGAATCCGCAGTTGACCAGGGCGATCTTTTCGTGATTGACGGCAAGCAGTATTTAGTACGGCAGAAATCACGATCAGACACGAAAATGCCGCCCAGCTGGCTGCTGTCGCTCGAATCCGCCCCGATAGAATATTCTGAGGTATCAGACGATGGCTGATAACTGGATCATATATAACGGGGATGAGAACGGAACGACAGTAGAACGGTCGGTAAAAGCCGCCCTGGATGATTACAGCAAACTGACCATGGAACAGCTGCAGAAAGCTGTAGACGCGGCAGGGAAAGACGTATTGAAGTCCACAAGGGCAAATGCTAAAAGGGTACTTGGAAAGTACAGGAACCCGAAAGAGTATGTATCCGGCCTGAGGTCGTCAAAGATACCCGCGGCAATGCGGCAGTACGGCATAGTTGTGCATAACAAAAAGAAACCGGGACTTGCGCACCTGTTGCAGCATGGGCACGCGGGACCGGCACCCGCGGACGCATACCCGCATTTCCCGTCTGACGGACGTGTTGAAGAGATATTCATGAAACACATAGAAAAGGAGCTGGGCAAATGACAAGGCAAGAAGTTAAAAGCATGGTAAGCAGTATGCATATCACATTTGACCCTGTCCACCCGGACCATATCGAAGCTAAAAGGCTTGCAAGGCTCCGGCCGCCGTTCCTGGAATACACGCTCGAAGACGTGCCGGTATATGCAGACGGCGTTCGATACTGCGATATCATGCGGCTGAGGATCCGGCTGTATTCTGACGTTGAAGTGTCAAGCGTGGAAACTATTACACATGAGGTCCTGGAAGGTAATGACCTCAGATGGCAGCGGGATTCTGATTATATCGAAGAACTTGCGCTGTGGGCGATCATATATACTGTGGAGGTTTAAGACCATGAAAAAGAACAAATGGCATTATGATGTAAAGAATTGTCACTACTGCCCCGGATCGCGTCAGGATGACGGCTCGATTGAGTTCAGCAATACAGTAAAGCGTTTACCGGGGCTTATGTCTATGGACCTGTCTGCGGAAGGTGAAGTTGGCAAAGTCCGCGCGGACGGCATCGACTATATCGTATTCTGTTCCAATAACGGATACAGTGGCGACCTGAATTTTGTCAAGATCGACGATGATTTCAAGAAAGATGTCCTTGCCGAAAAGGTCGACGAGGTCACGGGAATTCAGTATGAAGACGCTGACGCTGACCCGGTCCCGGTCGCACTTATGGGCGAATTCAAGGGCGACGCGGAAAATATCCGCTGGATCTTCTATAACTGCACGGCCAGCCGCCCGAATATCGCAGGAGACAATAAGGACAACCAGAAAGAGCCGGATACTGAGTCGCTGCACGTCGAAGCGTCCCCGCTCCCGGTCACGATCGGGAATGAGGAAGTGAACATTGTCAGGGGCGGTATCACGCCGACGATGAACGCGGCGACCTATAACGCATGGTTCAATCAGGTAATTATACCGGGAACGGCAGTGCAGGCATCGCAGACGCCCGCTGAACCCACTGAACCGTAAGAGGATAACGGATGATCAAATGTATAGAAGTTGAACCGGGGAAAAAGGTAGACTTTAAAGCGTCCGCCTTTACCCCGATCCAGTATAATAAGCTGTTCCCGTCAAGGGACTATCTCAAAGATATCAATGACCTGAAGGTGCTTAGTGAAGCGCGGAAAAGGCAGAAAGAAGACGGCAGCGAGGGCGACATGTCGGGCGTAACGCTCCAGATGGAAGACTATGAGCAGTTCGTCCGCGTGGCCTACTGTTTTGCGTATCAGGCGCTGTCGCCGACGCCGCGGCCGTCGGACGCTCAGAAGGAATTCAGGGAAAAATACCCGGATCCGTGGGACTGGATTGACACCTTCGAGACCTTTTCTATCTATGAGATCCTGCCGGAAATCATAGATATGTGGTTTGCAAATGAGAAGGAAAAGAGCAAAGCAAAAAACTCGGTCCCCGCACCACCCGCGAAATAAACACGGCGGTGTACATGCTTAGATGCAAACAGCTTGGATTGTCTATGGACGAACTGGACATCCTCAGTTGTGGGATGGTGTGGGATATGCTTACTGAGAAGAGCAACGACAGTTATGATTATCCGCTGAAAGCTGGACAGAAAGAATATCACGCGTTCTTAATGGGATGATAAGCGGCATAACAGCCGCTTATTTTGTCAGGAGATTAAGCATGGCAAGTAGAATCAAAGGTTTGACCGTCGAGATCAACGGCGACGTTACTAAATTAGATAAAGCGCTGTCGTCTGCAGATAAGCAGCTTAAAGACCTGGACCGCTCTTTAAAGGACGTGGACAGGCTTTTAAAACTGGATCCTACGAACACGGAACTGCTGGCACAAAAACAGCAGCTGTTACAGAAGTCGGTAGACACGACTAAAGAACGCCTGGAAACGCTCAAAGCGGCCGCTGAGAACGTGACGCCGGATGATATCGGACAGGATAAATACGACGCGCTCCAGCGCGAGATCATAGAGACAGAACAGAAACTGCAGTCTCTGACAGATAGATCTTTCGAACTGTCCCAGAATATGCAGAAGAACGCCGACATTTCAAAGAATGCTATCGAGAACCTGGGCGACGCAATGAGCAAGACCGGCGAAAAGCTGCAGGGCGTGGGCGACAAGCTCAAAGGGGCAGGCGACAAGGTCACAGGCGTAGCTAAAGGCATGGCGCCTGTTTCGGCAGCGGCAGCGGGCATAGCCGCCGGAGCGGTGGCAGCGGCAAAGGAACTTGACGCCGGATATGACACGATCATAACTAAGACGGGCGCGACAGGTGAAGCCGCTGAAGCACTGAAAGACCAGATGGACAGGGTATTCGGCAGCATACCGACGGACGCGGAAAAAGCAGGAATTGCAGTCGGTGAAGTCAATACGCGCTTCGGACTGACCGGCGACGCGCTGGGCGACCTGTCGCAGCAGTTCATTGAATTCTCAGAAATCAATGGAACGGACCTGAATAACTCTATCGACCAGGTCGACGCGATCATGACGAAGTTCGGCCTTGACGTCGAAGACACCCAGTCTGTATTAGGTCTTATGACGAAAGCCGGGCAGGATACGGGCATATCAATGGACACATTATATGCCGCACTGGATAAGAACGGCGCCATTTTTAAAGAAATGGGACTGTCACTGCCGGAAAGTATAAACCTGCTGGCACAGTTCGAGGCGAACGGCGTAGACACTTCTACTGCCATGGCAGCGCTGAAAAAAGCGCAGAAAGAAGCCGCGTCAGAGGGCAAGTCTTTAGACGATGTATTAGGCGAACAGATAGAGAGCATTAAAAATGCCACGACTGAGACAGAGGCTATGCAGATAGCTACAGAGCTGTTCGGGGCTAAAGGCGCGCCGGAAATGGCGCAGGCGATACGTGAAGGGCGTATCAATATTGACGACCTGAGCGCGTCCCTTGACAGCTATAAGACGACAGTACAGGACACCTACGAATCGACGCTTGACCCGTGGGACCAGCTGACGACGACAACTAATAACCTGAAGGTAGCGGGCGCGGATCTGGCCGGGGAAATGATAACCAATCTGCAGCCGACATTTGACGCGATAACGGAGAAGGTCACGGCACTGACGACATGGTACGCCGGATTAGATGAGGGTACGAAACAGAACATTGCTACTATCCTGCTTTTAGCCGCTGCCATTGCGCCGGTACTTGGAATCCTGGGCGGGCTTATAGGCACGATCGGCACGATTGTAGGCGCGATAGGCTCGGTTATAACGGTAATAGGCGGCGCTATCAGCACGATCGGCGCTATCATGGGGTCCATACATTCGGTATCCGGGCTGATAACGGTATTAGGCGCGGTACTGACAGGACCGGTCGGCATAGTCGTAGCCATTGCCGCGGTCATAGCTGCAGGCGTTGCGCTTTGGAAGAACTGGGACACGGTGAAGGAAAAAGCCGGGGAACTGAAAGAGAATGTCGCACAGAAGTGGGAAGACCTTAAAACGGCGGCACAGCAGAAGTTCGACGGCATAAAGAACGCGATCAGCGAGAAATGGGACGGCATTAAACAGGCCGCGTCTGATAAGTGGTCGCAGATAACCGACGCCGTATCGAACAAGGTACAGGAAATTCATAATAAAGTATCAGAAAAATTTGATAATGTGAAAAATACAGTTAGCGATGTAGTCGACCATATAAAAGGTCTTTTTAACTTCGACTGGTCACTGCCGGACCTTAAACTGCCGCATATCGTAGTCGGTGATTATATCGACGTCCCGGTGCTGGGAACAATACCGGATCCCCGCACGCTCACGGTCGAATGGTACGACAAGGCCATGGACAGGGCGCGGGTACTTAACTCCCCGACGGTATTCGGGGCAGCGGGCGGCCGGCTGCTTGCGGGCGGCGAATCCGGCAATGAGGTAGTAAGCGGTGAAAAGCACCTGATCGACCTGATCGACAGAGTTGTAAGCAGCCGTACGGACGGCATGGCCGCAGTTATGGCTGACGTCGTCGGGATCCTTGACAGGTATATGCCACAGGTCGTAACGAAGATGGACCGCCCGGTAGTCCTTGACACGGGCGCGACTGTAGGCGGGCTTGGTGACGACATAAACAGTTTTCTTGGACGTGAGACAGAGAGGGATAAATACCAGTGATTATTACTAATCCGAAAACATTCGGGGCGTTGATCGAGGTAGTCAAGAGCGGCGCCAGTTACCATACTTTCCGGGACTGGCGCTGCACGATAACGAACACTGACTATATCGGGGACGTCGTGAAGGAAGAAAATTATATATATGTCCCCGGAATGTCTGGAAAGCTGGACGTTACAGAGACGATCGCAGGGCGGCCGGTATATAAGTCAAGGGCGATCAATATAGAACTTGCGGGTGCGCATGACAGATACGACTGGCAGAACCAGATATCCAGGATACGGAACGCCATAGACGGCAGACTTGTAAAAGTCATATTTGACGACGATACAGGGCACTACTGGAAGGGGCGCGCGTCGGTCAACGGGTTTGAACGGCAGCGGCAGCTTGGCACATTCTCGATAGAGATACCGGATGCGGACCCGTACAAGTACGAAATTACATCGTCGCAGGAGCCGTGGTTATGGGACCCGTTCAGCTTTGAGGATGGCGTTATAAGATACCTGGGCGAACGTGGCATAGACGACGGGACACAGATAACGATACCAAAGGGCAATATGTCGGTAGTGCCTATAATCACAGTTACGGATATTCTGCACGCGCCGGTCACTGTAAGCGCGTCGGGCATATCCGGGACATTTACGCTGCAGGCTGGTGATAACAGAATACCGCAGATACGTGTATGCGGTGATGATGATGTGGTGCTGACATTCGGCGGAAATGCAAATGTCATTATAGATTACAGGGCAGGATCTTTATAATGTACGAGATTTACTTAGACGACAAGATAGCATACTGGCCGGGCGACGAAATATGTACAGTATTCAACCCGGAAATAAAGCTAAAAGTCAGCGAGGCGGGATACTGCAAGTTCACGCTGCCGAAAACGAATCCTGAATACAATAATGTTTTTGACAGGAAAACAATGGTAAGCGTAAAGCGTGACGGTACAGAGATATTTTACGGTGAAGTCCGCGAATCCGGGAAAGATAAGAACGGCAATAAGTCCGTATATGCCGTCGGTGCGCTGTCGTTTTTGTTCGACAGCATACAGCCGCAGTATAACTACGGCGTGGTAACGCCGCTGTCGTTTATCAATGACTGTTTGGACGAACATAACGCCCAGATGGGTAACGACGACCGGAAAAAGATCTATCCCGGAATAGTGACGGTCACAAACACGCGCGATACGCAGGGCAAAACGACGAACTACGACAAGACGCTGGACGCCCTGCGGGAACAGCTGCAGGCCCCGCTTGGCGGCGTTTTTAAGCTGAGACATACAAATAACCGTCTGTATCTTGACTACCTTCTAATAGCCGAATATGGCGTCTTTTGTGAGCAGCGTATCCGGTTCGGTGAAAACATGCTGGACTATTCGGAAAGCATGACGGCCAACGATGTAAAGACTTGCATCATACCTTTAGGGGCTAAGATCGACAGCGACACGGCAGAAGGATTTGAACAGCGGTTAGATATCAAGTCAGTGAACAATAACAAGAATTATCTTGAATCGCAGTCGGCAATAGCGGCGTTCGGCCGCGTGTGGGACGTGGTCATATTCGATGATATCACGACGGCAGCGGCACTGAAAACGGCAGGAAACAACTATCTGTCAGACGTACAGTATGAAAAGCTGGTACTCAAAATAAAAGCTATCGACCTTGCACAGATGGGCGCGGACGTGCAGGCAATGAACGTGGGCGACCGCGTGAACTGCCAGGCTGAAGCGTTCGGGATGGATCGGACGTTCCCAATCTGGGAACTGACACTGCACCCGCTGGCCCCGCAGAATGACACGGTAACGCTGTCAGAAACGGTCATAAACAATAAGACCGTCAGCGCCCGTGTATCGGGCACGGCTGGCCAGATAAAGACAGAAGTCTATAAGGCATCTACAACGATACAGAAGATTCTGGACGATACCATAGATAACATGGTGGCAATGTTCCAGGGCACGAACGGCGGCTATAAACTGTCAGAATACGACGAGCAGGGGCGCTGGCTGAGAGATCTTTACATGGATAACCCGGATAAGAACCAGGCGACCAATATAATGCAGATCAGCATGGCGGGCATAGCATTTAGCCGGAACGGATACGACGGCCCGTATACGTCAGCATGGAGCCTTAACGGGACATTCTGCGCGGACTACATACTGACAGGTACGTTAGTTGCGAATCTCATAAAAGCAGGGGTTTTGTCAGACGTAAATAATAACTTTAACCTGAACATGGAAACAGGGGAGCTGACGGCAAAACAGCTGACGATAAATACGCCGTCGATGAAGCTGGACCCAGACGGGACATTTATATCTGACAATGCAGACGAAAGACTTAAGATCAAAGAAGCATTGCTCACAGGGCTTTACACTACTACACACGGAACAGTTGAGGATGATCCAAACCCAAAGACAGCGGGAACTTTGGACCTGTCAGCAGACTATGGTGACGGGACACATAAAGTGACGTTGAGGTCAAATAACGATTTATATCTTCAATCAGATAAAGATACGTCAGTTTATATGGGAGCATCAGGAGCGTTCAGCGTTTTTGGAAATGATAAACTTCTAGTAACACTTGATGGCAATGATATGAAATTTTACATAGGCGGCAGCGGATCTTTCAAGTTCTATCAATATAGATCGGGCGATTATGCAGTGCAATGTGGATATATTGACGGCAACGGATGGCACGGAGCCGTGAGCGGATCGTAAAAGGGGGATATATGAGCAGGACACCGACAATACCTATAGCGACAGCGCTTAACAACATTATGGACGCTAAACACGGCGGGGACGTGCGCGATTCTATCCATGACGCGATAGCGTCGTGTTATAACGACGTGACAAGCCCTGAGCTTAACACGGCCGCGCTGGAAACTGCACTGCAAGCAAAAATAGACCAGGGCGAAATGGCAGCGCTCACGATCGCGGACGGGACCATAACGAAAGCTAAGTTAGATCCTAATATCTCTTTCGAAACGGTTTCGGCAACAGTCGAAGATGAATGTCTGATCATCTCGATAACAGACGGATCGGCAACTTAACGGGGGTATTGAATGATAGTTCAGAATATCAAAGTCATGGAAAGCGGACCGAAAGAAGATATCGAGGTCGGCCGCCAGGGCGAATACAACGTGCGGCAGATAGTGTTCGATCTTACGGCAATTGCCGAAGCCGTCGGACCTGGAACGGCGACGATCATACATTATCCGATCGACGGGGCACCGTATACAGTACCGGCATTTGCCGGGGATTCGTACGACGCAGCCGTGCAGGACGGGAACACGCTGACATGGACGATCGGACAGCTGGCGACACAGCATAAAAACAACGGCGTTGCAGTAGTCACGTGGACTACTGCCGCCGGTCTCAAAAAAAGCCGACGTTTCAAAACTAAATGCCAGCCTAGCATAGAAGTATCGGACGTAGAACAGGCGGCACAGCAGGCGTATATAGACCAGATGGCAACTATAGCGGCAGATATAGCCGGATCCGTGCAGACGGCAGCGGGCATAGTTACAGACATCGAAACCGCGGTAGCGACAGGCGTGACGGACATAGAGAACGCCGCAACGGCAGCGGTACAGGACGTGAACAGCGCGGTACAGTCCGCGGACAGTAAGATAGCTGAGATCCGGGCGGCGGGTGACGCGGCAGTGGCAGCGGCCAGCGCGGCGGCGAACGTAACGGTACAGGGTGAGTGCTTGATTTATGGAGGTGGTGCAAATGGCTGATATCAGTAAAATCCAGGTACCTGGAAGTGCGACACAGTATAACATAAAAGACGCGCAGGCGCGGCGTGACATTGAGGATGTAAAGGCTGATTTAGGTGCCTTGACGAAATCGCAAAGGCTGGCAGATGGTACTGACTTAGACACCGTATTAACCCCCGGTGTGTATATGCTTTACGCTAATAATTCATATCTTCACAAACCCACTGCTGATAGTGAGCATGGAATTTTAGAAGTTTGGCATGAAATTTTCGGGGACAATACTGGCAGAACTTTCCAAAGACTGACATATACTTACAAGGCTGGAAGAACCTACATTGAAATATGGGTTAGAACATATAGCCCAGTTACGTCAGCATGGACTCCGTGGGTTAGCGCAACCGAGGATTTGAGCAGTAAGTTAATGCTTCTTAGGGCTGATTTAGGTTCCTTAGGCGATTCTTTACAATCGCAGACCGGTGTTATCTCGAAGGTCAATGGTAGCTATATTGATTTAATAACAGATCCGGTATCTCTTACGCCTGTTGTAAATGCGGAATGGTCACACTCAATAGTAAGTTGCGCAGAGGGTGATACGTTTATAATCAATGCCGATGGTGGTCAAAGACCGAGAGCATGGGGATTTTTGGATAGTGGCAACCATGTTCTTTCTGTTGCTGATGCAAGTACGGTGGTCGAAGACTTAGAACTTACAGCGCCGACAAATGCTGTAAAACTCATTATCAATGACAAAAGCGGAGCCGCGAGCTACATTCCAAGCGCATTTCTGTTAACAAAAATTGCGGAATCTGCACAGGGCAAAGTTGATGTACAGCAAAGCCCCAGCGATTACGGAAAAGCACTTATTATCAATAGAGATGGACAAGTGCGACCCGGCGTTGTTTCGGGTGGAAGTGGACTAACTGACAGTGTTAAAGTGGCGTTGCTTGCTTGCTTTAGACATGTGCATTGGGATGATGAACATAGCGAAGATTATTATGACGCATTAGAGGCGGCGTTGTATGCGGCTGAATCGAAATTGACTGCCGTAATAGATTATGGAAATGCTACAGTGTTTGAAGACGATCCACTTGCAAAAGTGAAGTGGTTGATTAAGGTTTATTATGATGGTGAAGAAATCAGCCCACGAGACTATACTCTTACGGGGAATCTGATTGCCGGTCAAAACGTACTGACAATAACATACAACGATGAGTCCACATCTATTATGGTTGAAGCAGAAGAAAATTCAGCGAGAAGGTTAACTCTTCAAGACGGGGATTTATTGAAATTTAATGGCTGGGGGATGAGTTATGGGTCAGGCGGACAAAAAACACCATATTTAGTTTCAGGTGCAACCGCAAGAGTGTACTACTCGGCGAAAGGTCACGCTCCTTACGTCGATGAAAATAATGCTCTTATGGATGGAATTTATCCTATCCCAATTCCTGCAGATGCTACGCATGTAAGAGTGTCCGTTGCGCCAAATAACTATAAAATCGCCTTAAACTGTTGGAGATATAACAACTCAACATACAATTATTCATACATAGAGGGAACTGATACTGGATTTAGTGTCTTTCATGCAGATGTTGATGTGCCACAATATCCAGACAATGCAAGAGCATTAAATATAATTATTTCAAAACCAGATTTATCAGCATTTGATTCATTATCAGAGCCGACACAGGTTGTAATTGTGTTTTCATAATGGGGGTGAGTGATTTAATATGTTTGCATATGATTATAAAGGAAAAAATCTTAATGAAGCAGATGTGTTTTTGCAGACCGTATCAGTTGAATACGGACGATATGCACCGGCAAACACAAACTATATTGTAACGAGAGTGTTCAAAAAACGTCCTGATGGTACATATCAGTATCCATTTACGAGAGACGTATGGGCGGGTGGCACCAATGGCGGGAAATCCTGCTATCAGTTAGCTGTTAATGAGGGGTGGTATCTCACAATGAACGGTGGACTCAACGAGGGTTTGTGTATTGAGAATGGGATACTTGTTACAGACGTGACCGCGACGACACACGCCGGCTCCATCCCTTTAACAATCGATTCAAACGGCGATTTAGGGTACGTTAATACAAATACGACCGGCACAGGACAGGCACTTGTGAATAGCGGGATTGTATCTGCTACTTGCGGATTTTCACCAATCATAAATAATTACGAAAACTTTGATTATTCATCAACTCCATTGGGTGACGGTGCGACTCCTGCTCAACGCAATATAATAGGGCAGTTTGAAAATGGTGATTACTGCATCATTACAGGTGAAGGGCGAAACTTTGCAAACTCAACAGGATTTACGATTTCGCAAATGCAGGATTTTTGCAAATCACTTGGACTAAAATTCGCATACTGCTTGGATGGTGGCGGTAGCACACAGACGGTTTTAGGGCTGAAGAATCTTAATCATATTTATGAAAATGATACAGGTAGAACACTTGCAAGCATGATAGTTTTCAACGGTAAAACTACGTTTGAGAAGCCGATTCAGTCATAAGTGAACTAAACGCCCATTTAGTTAGTCAAGGAAGTCAGTTTCTAGTCAAGGATTTAGTCAAAGAGCGCACATTTCACGTCGTATCGCTGCTTCTTAGTTAAATAACATCGTGATTTTTGAACTAAGAGGCAAAGCGGTTTAAATAAGGCAAACATATTGAACTTATGGAGATTATAAAAAAATGATGAATAAATACAGTAAAGGACCCATGCCGTTCAGGTATGCGTGGTTCCAGATGCTTAACGGCAAAAAGGTAAAGCTGCCATCATGGGCGGGATACTGGGCCTGGGAAGACGGCACGATAAAGATGCACTGCCGGGATGGATCTGTTATTGATATCCGCGAGACAGACAACCCGGTCTATACATTTACCAATATTGCATCTGATGATTGGATCGTAGTTGACGACTGATCAGCTCCGGCAGCGCCGGTTCTATGGGTTTTAGGGATATCCCTAACTAGCAAAATCGAGGCGGGTATATACCGCCGCCCTGCTAGCGAAGTTGTAAAACGCTAGCGGTTTACATTGCTTGCCAGGTTTATATGATCTAAAAAAGCGCGCCATGAGATGCGCTTTTTCTATGTCGAACAGTTGTTTTGCAAACGAATGTTTGTTATAATGTGGATAACAAATTGAACAAAAGGACGGAGCCGGGACGCTCACGCCAATGAATCAATCCCGGCTCCTAACCATGTAGGCTAGGGAAATTGTAACATTACATCCTCTAGTCTGCAAGTGTATTTCATTACAGATTAGGGGGTGTTTTTATGTCTAGTTTTGTAGATGGATTCATGCAAAAAGCGCAAAGCGT